AGAGGGCATACAGCACGTGGGCGTTATGGGCACGGGATCGAATTTACTAGGATTAACGACTATGTAATTAGTGTCCTCAATAAACTCTGTTAATAAAAAACCCCTACAAATGTGTTGGGGAAAAAATTCAAAACAGAATTTATCTCTACATATTACAGATCCTTTCTCGTCTTTAGTTAAGTCTAGGATTTGGGTACAGGAAGGATGCTAATAGGTGGTCCAACACTGAAAGCAAAATTGAAATCTTCACCGATTGATCGGCTAAGAACCATGTTCTTGAATTCAGCGTCAGGGGTAAACGTTCTTAGCAACGTTCCTTGATTGTAGGGGCTACTAGTGAAAGCGCCAACGGTTAAACCGGAAGCAGTCTCAGTAGAAGGGAGTCCGAGATCCGTAAGGATAGCAGGCCACAGTTGGTAAAAAGGAACCTGGAATTCAGCAAAAGGTTCAGAACCTTTATATTGGTAATTGTGGGGTGCTGAATAAATGATTTCGATGGGCGCACTAGCGTCACGGAAAACGTTCTCGGGGGGAATTAGGGTGGGGTTGGTGATGGCGTAAGTGATAGGGGCAAAACTAGTCAAATCATAGGGAATTGCAGCTACTCTCATAGATCCAGACACAAATCTATATAAGTACGAGACGTACGAAAACAGATCGGGGTCGTTAGCTATAACGGGAGCTGAGACAAGTGGTTGCGTCGTCAGGAGGTCATCGGGTTCTGGGTGGGCAATGCCATACACTCGCGTGTAGTGAGCATCACCGGCGGTTCTTGTTAGGTGTTTAGGTATATCAACATATCTCTTCAACACCTGGCGAAGAGAAGTGACAACTTCTCCGATTCCCAATGAATTAGCTTCAAAGCCGGGTTTTGGTGAAGAAATGATTTCACCAGATTGGGCATTATCAGGTTGAGCGCTCAATGGAGCACCATTCATTGGTCGAAAACCATCTTTCAAGATGGGGTACGCGAATTGGAAATCTTTGCCACCAGCAACTTCAACGAGCATTTCTACCTTTGGAGCAGATTGCCCACCATTTCGGAGGGGATTCAGAACACGCACAAAAAGTGCGGTTGGGGTTAAGGCGTATTTATCAGCTCCTTGGAAGATCGTCAATCTTTTCCAAGGGGCATTCCATTTATACGGGACTTCGATTTCGAATTCATTTGTCTCTCGAATATCAATGATCTGGGAGTATACTTTCTCACGAACGTAATCTCCCGTACCAGTATATCCGGGAACCAAATCAACACGAAGCCGACCGGTATGGAATGGTGACTTCACGATCTTAAATTTGTATCTAAGCGATCCTCTCCAAAAGGCGAACATTCCTGACAAATAGCTTAACATGGTGTTGTAGATGTAATTTGCGTTAAAGGTGCCAACAGGCCAAACCTCCGTATTAGTAATACAGTAGTCTGGAACGTTAGGCACATTAAACACAATCGCATCTGACAAATCTGATGTAGTCCATGAAAATCTACCCAAAAAAGTGAACTTCTGCACGAGATAAGATAGTGACATCTCGTCTTCACCTGTGTGGGAAACGTAGGATGGTATTTCTACTTGGTTTCTAGCGTCCATGGCCAAAACTTTGGCTTTGACATCTCCGTTGAAGTTTGTGTAATACTTGGAATAACCAAGTTCGACTTTCATCGGGAATTCAGGGTCTTGAGGCTTTGACCATCCAAAGATGGAAGCAACTCCAGCAATCGCGTCGGATACAGCAGATATTGGGGCTGTTATGGCAGACAATAGAGGAATATCCCCTAATTGCTTCGCCACTGAACCGACAAAGCGGGAGATGGTCTCCACGTTGCCTGGTCTCTTCTTCTCTTCACCAGATTGGGCGTTGTCGGGTTGGACAGGGGCCAAAGGCATACCCGTTGGAAGTTGTAGGTCGATATTTTCGGCCCAAATCCAAATAGATATGTCGGCAGTTGATGCAGCATCTCCGGTAAGAGGTGAATACACCAGGAGGCGTGCTGATCCCAATCCACCAAGACCTCTTACTAGATCAAAATGAGTCAACAAGTTGTTATATGGAAGAGTAATTTCCATAGATGTTTCGTTCATTAGATCCAGTTCGACATGGGGATATCCAGTGATTCCTCCAAAGTGTGCAGTTGACGATGGGATAACTGTCTTTTGCGAGTGCATAGGATCGAAATACATCAAAAGCCTACCTGCTTGGAATGGCATGGCGTTGACTTGCACTCTCACCTTGAAGTCACACTTCAGATATCTGAAGCCTGAGAGCTTCTCTCGAATCATGGTGTTGATCAACCAGTGGTGAGGAAATCTTACGTTGGCAATCTCTGTCGAAGGAACCTGCAAAGTGTTCCATAAATGTGTTTCAAACAAAATAGGTCTTTGCAGGAATGACTTGACAGAATTTACCAATGTGTCATCAGCATCAAGATGGGTTGGCGCAAGGGGAGTTGGGGCGATCGGGTCGGTGGCGACAGCGCCGTCTTCAATAAAAGATACAATCTCTTGTTGATGTACGACGGCTTGTCCTTCAGAGGGTCCTAATGCGGACGGCATATTATCGGTGGTAGCAAGCTTGGAACTTCAGAAAGACGCTAGCTTAGGCGTTCTTTCTTGCACGCTAGATCAATATCCTTTTGGATTAGAGTGAGCAAACATTGATCAGTAGGAGTAAATACTCCTCTCACTGGTTCGTAAACGAACCACCTCAGCAGGGTTTGCTGCTGGTCTCCTTATAGCGGTTAGAGACCAGCCCAGATCACGAGGTTTTGGGGTTGGTTGTTTAGATAGAATCCAGGTTACCGTCCTATTGCTATATTTTACGCCGTAGCAACGCGGCGTGTGCTCTCCTAACAAACGTACTTAAAGTATTCAGTTTCCTGATACTCATCATACATTGCCAGCGGAACAGGTATAATCTTTTGTGCTTTTTTGAATCGCGGCATGTGTTCATCAAAGGTTTCTTCACTATGGTGGCTTAGTTCGTAAACGGCCTCTTGCAGTGTATCTCCAGTGATTTCCACAATGTTTTTGGTTCCATGATTCCACATTGCCATTTCTAGGATGGTGTCAATAGAAAGTGGACAACGATAGCGAGATTGATTTCGATCATATCTGAATTTCCGCTTCAAGAATTGCACTTCATCGAGGGTTCGGGTCGGGATAAGGGTTCCGGTCTTAAGTTCATCTGTATAAGTCATGCCAATAGTGAGGTATGCTTCTGATATAGTTTCCTGGTTAAACCAAGATACAATTTCGTCAGAAATATTCCACAAATCGTCATCGCCATAGTTGTTGTGGCAGATGTGTTGGTCGAAATTTAACAGAGAAACTTGGTCGGGAGCGTATTTCTTGGCGCAAACTATGTAAACATATCTTGCAGAAATACTATGATAAAGTGAGTTGAGTAGGGCAGTGATTGGGCAACCACTTGGTTGTGAGTGAGACCACACGTAAAGTTGGTCTCCACTCACATGAACACTATTCACAATATCGAGCCAAATCATTCGTCTAATAGATCGCTCTTCGTCTGTGCCATCATAGAAATCTTCTATGATATCGAGGCAAGACCATAACATGGTCGCAGACAAAGTGCCATCATAATTAGTGAAATCTCCAGCAATGATATGTTTTCCACGAGAACGCATTCGGTTGGCAAGCGTAGTCCATTCTTGCGAATAAACATTTATACCAACACAAGATTCATTCTGGATTCGATTTCTCATCATATGAGAAGCAAAACCGAAGAAGTATTGTCGGAAGATGATCAAAAAGGCCATCTCTCCGGCAGCGAAAAGACGTGTCTTTCCAGCTTCTACTTTCTCAATGGTTCGTCTCTCATCTTTCAGAGTGTCTATCCAGACTGTATCACTGCGCTGTCCATCTTTCAGTCGATTTAGCATCTCTTCAACTTTCTGCAACACCAAAGGGTGGTCGGTTCGGTAAGTTCCATCTCCATTATCTAAATAATTTCGTTTTCCCTTACCGGTCTTTGTCCATCCATGGAAGGTTGGTAATCCTCCAGGAGACGTGTTGCGTTTAATTGGGAGATATGTGGGTTCGTTTTCGATACCAGCAATTGCTTCTGCTATTGTCAACACACGTTGGTCGGTCGGGTCGATGTTTCTCATCATAACTTGTGAGTAATGATGAGTTGCTCTTTTTAGAATGTCTTGATCTATTTCAACACTCTCCGTCAAAGCTTTTTTACGAGCGTTAACGAAAGGGTCAACAATGATATCATCTTTCCTAAATCGAGACAACTTGGCGGGTAGAGTCAGGGGTTCTGCAATAACTCCATGCAATGGACTGGGATAGATATTTGATTTCAAGGGTTGGTAGATAGTTTCTACTTCACCTAGGGGAAGATAACTTCCCTCAAATTTCTTCTCGTCAATCGGTATGCACGGAATGTTACATTGGCCGTTCGATTTGGATTCGGGGTGTCTAAGAGGGTGGGCGGCTTCGAGTTCCTTCATGAAATCTGCATGTATTGCTACTGCAACTCCAGTGTATATACCAACTCCAGCAGCCATATGAATACCAATAATCTTCCGTTCAAAGTTCTTGTCTAGTGCAACAAGCACACTACCACAATCTCCTTTCACGGTGTCTATATTATATTCATAGGCCTCTCGAATAAGAGTCGCTACTCCTTGGACTCTTAACTCGAATGGGGTATCAACTGCTTTGCAGAGGTTCGCCTGTTTCACTTTGTGAGCTTCACGGTGAGAAACAAGCGAAACCTTAGCCAAAGCTCGGTGAAGTCTGAAATCTTCCTTAGTCATAAAATATCTACTTACATCTGCCATCACGCGAACGTGTTGGGGGAATTCAAGTAAGACGACATCTTTATCGTAATGAAGACTTTCCTTGTTGACTTCAGTCACCACGATGTTGGCAGTGGTGGCTGTGAAGAATTCGTGGGAGTTGGAAATTATGACTTTCTCTCTCAACATTCTAGCTATGTGGCGGTTGGTAATCGCTAATCTTCCTTTTATGAAGAACACAAAACCAAGAGGGACATTTAAGTCCGCATTGGCAATCGAATAAATGTTATTATACAGTTTATTCTGAATTTCTAGAGCATTTTGATCGGAACATGCTTCAACATTATCGGATTCGGTGTTGGTTTGGGCGGCGGCTTTTTCTCGGGATTGGTGAGATTCAGTATTCGTCACTGCAGCGGCTTTCTCTCGGGATTGATGGGATTCGGTGTTGGTGGCTCTTGCTGCTTTATCTCGGGATTGGTGGGATTCGGCATTGTAAGATTTTAACTTTCTTGATTCGGATTTGGATTCTGCATTGGCATTTTTACGGGACTTCTTCTGGGTTGGTTTAGTTAACCAAGTCCAGAGTGCAGTCATACCAATGGAAATTCCAACCAGAGCAACGGCTCGGATTGAAGTAAAAATCAACTCGGTCTTTATCCATGATGCCCACAACGAAGCTTTGCTGTAAAATTGCGAAACCATATCGTGGGACTTGATCATGAATGAGTAGATAGAGTTGATATACTTCGGTCCATCAAAGTGTTCGGGGCATACTTCTATCCCTAACTTCTTTAGGGAATCTCCTTGCAGGCAATAGTCCATTACCTGGTTGAACACCATCAGAGATGAGTCTGGTAGTATTTTGAATTGGTAACAACGTTCGATTGTGTCGGCTCCAGAATAAACAGCATGGATGTTGATTGCTGTCGCATAGGCATTCGCGAAGCGTTCAAGTTCCTTCTCAGGAACAATCACGCACGTTTGCATAAGCAATGGAGCGTAGTTGGTGGGGGTTGGGGAAATTGGCAAATCGTTGAAGTTTTTCAGAAATTCTTTATCTACATAGTCAGGGTTTTGGGTGACTAATGCAGACAAATCGATGTGGGTTTTTCCTGAAATTCGTTCAATTATTGTAGGTTTGAAAGTGCTATCGTGAGGCAGCATCTCATTCAAACTCACAACTCCTGGGTGATCATGGATAGATTCAAAATGGCGGTGTCCTTTATTATTACGATAGGGATCTCCGCCACCTCCTCCGCTTCCAAAGATGTAATCACACCATGCGTCAGTCTTCGACAGCATTTCTGCTTTCGAGGATGCATAGATGGTGGTGGTCGCGGTCTTCTCCTTCGTGCAAGCTTTCTTCAATTTGGGCTTTTCTCTTTCGTCTTTGAGCTTCTGCATGTGGCGTTGGATTGCGGCAGGATCTTGAGTCATCTCTTCCATCATCTGGTGGTTGTCAGGAAGATCTTCATCGTCACTTGTCTGACAAGAAGAACATCCATCACAACTGCAAATACTTGAATCTTCAGATTCGTAAAGCAGTTTGTGATAGGCACTCTTCCCTCCGTCTTTGTATTCGGCGTCGGATTCATTGTCATGTTCTCGTTCAACAAAGGCTTTGGATTGACCAAGTCTGTTGTACAAACAGCTCCAGTCAAATTCCTCATCATTTGTCAACGCGGGTTCATCATATGTTCTGGGGTACGGTACATACTGTTCCACAACTTCCTCAGGTCGGTCAGGGGTCGTCAGCAGTTTTTTGTAGAACGGATGTTCCACAATGTCTTTGGGTCGATTGGGGGGTTTTGGAATTTCGACAACAGGCACTTCTGGGAGTTCTTCTACAGCATCTTCGAATGTCATGTTCTCACACCACTCATGGTTAGTACAACCAGGAGCGCATGATTGTTTCTTAGCGTATTTTTCAACACACTTACGGAACATAGCATTTGTTGCATTCAATCGGCGGGAACCTCGATGTTGTGATAAGGTCACGTGATTGATACATTCTTCGGCAACTTGATCAAAGGTCATTCCTAACCTTACAACAAGAGGGTTGGGAGTCTTGTTGGTTCCATCCTCCTTGTCGAACAACCAAACCCTACTGTAAGCAGTAGGGTCATTTTGTACGACAGCTTCGACTTTCTCTACGTCAAGCGTTTCAACTTGTCTATTGTTAATTAAAACGCGCTTCATGAATTCGGGGGCGGGGTATTGGCGGTACTTCAATGCAATTCGACGTGCAACAGCTTCTGGATTCGTGAGGGAATCCCATTTGAAATTGGATTGATTGGATGTGAGAATTACCCACTTGGCAGAGAAGAAAGTGTTACCTTTCTCAGCCAAATTAGGCATATCCAGCTTCCAAACGGCTCCGTTTGACATTCGAATGATTTCAAGTGGTTCGGGGTTGGGGTTATTGACAGAATCATGTCGGCTTCCATAGTCGTCAATTACGACTCCTTGAACTTGAGATATATAGCCATCGAATCGATCTTGCGAACTATCTCGATAGTATATAAGCCTGTGGAAATCTTCTTCTTTGGTAAATCCTTGTGATGCTAATAAATGAGCATTTAACATTGAAGTTAACTCGGATTTACCTACACCTGTTTCACCATAGAAGTGGATGATTTGAGCAGGAATGCGCGGGGCGTGCATTCCTCCTCCTCCTGAGGCAACGAGTGATCGCACACGGTCTAAGTAGATGTAATGGGACTTAAATCGCGTGGTTTTGATGGGGGGAATCTTCAACTTTTCTATCTCCTTCAAGATAGAATCTCCTTGGGCAATGAGGGAATCAACATGGTTCTTCAGCGTCAAGTTTGATGGGATATCTCTTTCGAGATCAGTTGTCCTCAACTTCTCGACTTCTTCGCAAAACGTTTCGTATTTAGCCCACTCATTTAACTGAGCGGGTTTATATCCGAACCATTCTACTCTGAAGTAATCAAGTATGTCATTTACTCTTCCGGAAAAAAATTCCTTCATGAGAGCAATTGAAGACATACAAGCTCCTACTCGAGATAATCGATTGAAAAGATCGTTGGTCGTTTTTCCTCCTGGCAACTTTCCTAAACCGATAGCAGCTAACACCACACATATGGAGGCAATAATGCCTCCAATAATAGTGGTATCTTCTCCTGTCTGTTTGTTGTCTTCTTCTACTGGGACGAATCCTCCTACCATGGTCATGAGTTCATTGACCATCACAACTTCTTCAAAGAAATGTCTTTGATTCCAAATAAAAGATGTCAAGGCAGTGACAATTACACTTCGCTTCCACTCTGCAAGATAGCAGAGTGATAGAAACAAAATGAAATCAATCAGTATACCTTTCCATCCAATATTTCGAACTTGGGACAAAGCACTAGCAATTGGGTCTAAAATTAAACCAAATCTATGCTCTACTTCGAAGGGTTTGGCAGCGAGGTTCTTCACTGAATTAGTGGCGTCTTTGATTTCGGTCAGGGCGGTCGTCAGTATGGGCGTCAAAACACTCAGGTCGGGCATGTGATGATTGAGATTTGTTGGAATGGTGGGGAATTGGATACCTCGAATCGCAGATGTAAGGGCTTCGATTCCTGGTATGCTAATTGTGGCTCCAATCTGAGCATTGTCTGCAGGGTGCAGATTTTGTTCCAAAAGGATGGCAATCAACTTGGACCAATCTTCTTCAGTCCATTTCTCCTCCAAATCCATCTTCTCAAACATCTCTTCTACAAATCGTTCTCTCTTCTCCTTCAACTTTTCGGCATGGGTTTGGCGTTCGGGTTTTGATTGGGCGTTGTCTTTCAAGCCAACACATCGACAATGGTGTCGGATGACGTGTTGCTCACAAGCAGTGTGGGTTGTAAACCAACACTCTTGATTTTTCTCAAAGCAAGCAATACAAACTGCTCGTTTTTTCTTATAAGATATAAGAACAAAACAGTTATGTCCACTCTCTTTGTTGGCTTGACAATTGTCGGATTTGTGTTTTCGTTGAGTTTTTCGGTCGAGGGTCGCGTTCTTGGATTGTCTTTTGGCTTCTCTTTCTTCATGTTTGGTAACATGATTCAGACTTGAATCGTTCCACCAGAACTTAGAATCAGAATAAGAATGTCCATGTGATTGGACCAACTTATCTGCTTCTAATTTCCTTTGGCGGCGCAAAAATCGTTGATAATTTGCTTTCTCCAAACATAATAAATGTTTGGTGAAAGAGTCATCGGGTTGATTGTTACGCAGTGTAGAGAGTTCAGATCCGGATTGGGTTTGAGTTTGGTTAGCAGTATTACGACATTGTACTTGGTTGTTTGACTTAAACATTTTAGTTTTGGTTGCAGACTCAGCCTTCTGCACGCTGTGACAATTGGATGCAAGCACCGGGGATTGTAGTCGTGTAGAATATTTTTCTCAACTGTAAAACTAGGCTCGACGATAGATTGAAATAAATTAGCTAAATATCTCTAAAGAAAGATTGCATGTGATATCTGCACTTGTGAAATAATTAAATTTCAGACAGATTCTTATACACATACAAAGTCAATAGAAATAGATAACGTCTTAAATTTCGTTCTGAAATCAAACACATTAACAGGCTCCTGCTAAAAAGGTGTTAATGTTCGACTAAGAGTTCGGAATGGTACCAGGGCAAGGGGTAAGGGTCGGACCTTACCAAGTAACACTTTCTCAAAGGCTTCATGACTGTCTACTAGTTCAACAGGGAATGGATGAGAGAAAACATCTTCTAAACTTTAGTGAAATGGGGAAATGATCCTATAAGCACTTTTAGCGGAATCATTTCTCCATAATCTGAAAGAAATAAAAGAATTAATCAGTAAATGGGTTGTTTAAGATGGGGTGGGGTTTTTGGATATGAATAAATGATATCGTTGGTCTAGACCCGCTAGGTATCTAAGATACAGAGTTGTCAATTATTCATCTTCTTTCTCATAATAACAAGGATTATTAGTCAATGTCATTGTGTAAAGGCGGCAATATCGTGAAATACGAAATCTAACTTTCTAAGTAACCGGTTAAGGGATAGCAAATCGTAATCAGAGTTGTTGTCGGAGTATTACTCTAACGGCTTGTTTAGCCACGCGCGCTTACGTGATTGAAAAGAGGTCCGGGGGAGGTTAATCCCCC